CAGTAGCAGGGAGACCAAAGGACTCAGAAGTGTCAGTAAGGTCAACGTCAGAGCTACCATAACCAGAACGAGTGGTCTGGGTGGCAGATACGATAGGGACCTCGGTTTCGACAGCCAACCCTCGAAGCTCTTCTGCAATTGCCTTAATATATGAATATGAATTGACAGACATACCCGACTTATAACGGGAGGAAGCACATATATTAAGGTAATCAATGAAAATAATATCAGGTCTAAATGACTTCTTAAGTGCAAGTTCATTAAGAAGTGCTTTAAAATGTCCACTGTGTGCGCTCGCAGTCGGATATTCTTTAATTATAAGAGTTCCTTGAGTTTTCTTAGCAAGATTAGTTACTTTGTTTTCAAACGCAGATTTAGGAAGATCTGTTAGATCTTGAATAGGAACGTTCAGGAGGTTTGCGTCAATTCGCTCAGCAATTTTCTCTTCTGCCATCTCCATTGTAATATAGAGAACGTTCCTCCCTTGGAGCAGCACGGAGCTAGCGACGTGGCACATGAATAAAGACTTGCCGACGCCTGTACCAGCAAGCGCGATGTTAAGAGTCTTGTTAGGTAAACCACCTTTCGTGATTTTGTTAAAGTATTCGAGATCAAATGGAATTTTGTCTTCCTTCTTATGGTAGAAGTCATATCGTTCTTCGTAGTTTTGTAAGTAATCATGTCCAATATTATTATCAAATGATACTGCCAGAGCATCTGACAGGATGCTTGGAATCGCATCTCGATTCTTTTTATCATCTTGCCCATCAGCAATACTGATAGATTCCATCAAAGCAAGATAAATCGCACGATCACGACACCACTTTTCAGTAGTGTCTAGTAACCATTGATGATCTACAGGAGAGTCATTAAAAGAATTACAAACATCCCTTGTCTCTTTAATTTCACTCTCGTTTAGATCCGTCCTATTCTCAACCTCAATATTTAGTGCTTCAGTTGTAATTGCAGATCCATACTTGATAATAAACTGAGTGATCTCCTCAAAGATCACTTTTTCAGATCGTTGTTCAAAATATGTTGGTTCAATAAATGGAATAACTTTACGAGAGTATTCCTCATTGTGTATTAAATTTTTGAGAATCGTAGTCTCAATTCGTTCCATAGGAGAAAATTTGTTTCGCGGCAGCATCAAGTTGCTGCATTACTTCTTCGGTAAAATAGGTTTCAGGATCTTTTAAGATTGCCTTAGCATATACTTTCTTAGTTTCTCCGTCAACAGTCATCTCATAACGACCTGCAACGTTTTTCCACATCCCAGCACATTCTCCCAACTCAAGAAGACCATAATATCGATCAAGACCACGCTCATCGTAATAAAGACGCACCGTAACATCTTGATTCTCCTTGCTTAAACGCGACTTAGCAGTCTTTGCCTTGATAAGATTTCCGACAATTTCTGTTCCGTCTTTCTCTTTTTTCTTTGAGAGATGGATGATAGTAGAAGCAGCATACTTAAGACCAGAACCGCCTCCCATCTCCTTTGTAGGAACATAAGCGCCAATGACATCGTAGGTGTGATTAGTAACAATCATAGGAATGTTTGCCTGCCCCAACTTGAGAGTGAGCATACGAAACGCGCCTTTAATAAGTTGAGATTTAGTCATATCCCGAACTTGTTTGTCGTTGAGTGCGTCAGTAATCTCCTTCTCTGTGGAAAGCATCCCCAAAGAGTCTAGCACAAACATGCAGGGTTTGCGTTCCTCTTCGGATTTCTTAAGGTATATATCTACAGCTTTCAGTGCTTTGCTACGAAACTCTTCAACTGTAACAACATTTACAACAACTACACGATTCAGGTCAATACCCCTAGATGCAAGAAGGGATTTATTAACAGCAGCCTCAGTGTCAAAATATAAACAATACCCATCAGGATTGCTATTAAGGAAATTTTTAACAACAGCGAGGCTGAAAAAAGTTTTTCCAGTACTAGACTCCCCAGCAATGGCAGTAATCTTATTCCCAGATACACCACCAAATATAGACCCTGAAACAAGTCCATTAAAAATGTACGAACCCGTGTCAACAAAAGTTTCAGTCTCGTCAATGTCTGCTGCGAGTTTTGTGTAGTCATCTCCAATCTCTTTTACAATATCCTTTAAAAAATCCATTATCCGAAAAATAGTTCAAGGTTTACAGTTTTTTCGACGTTCCAACCAATTGCATCAAGAATTGCTTTGAGTGGTTCTACAAAACTCTTCTCAAATTGTAAGTCATAGTCGATGTATTTGTCAAGATTCAATTCCCGTGGGAAATCCTGAATGAAAGAAATTACATTCTCCTGAATGATATTTGGTTTCTTCAGATAAATGAACTTGATTTTTTCACCGTTATTAATAAGTGAATATTTATTTGTCAATTTCTTCTCCTTAATATAATGATTAAAAAGAAGTGCTCCCCGACAATGAATTGGTGTTCCCTTTACATAAATGTCGGAGTGCGATTTATACTTTACAACATCAGATACCGATCGAGGAAATGCAATCTCTTCGGGAGGAAGTTCTTTAAACTTCTTACGGGATTGATCAATAAAGTTAATCACATCTTCTTCTGTTCCGTTCATCATCAACTTGAGACCATCTTTAATCATCTTCCGACAGGGTGCAGGAGTAGATGATTTAACTGCCTCAATACCCATCATCTTAAGTTTGGGTTCATTATATTGAACACCTTCACTGTTCCACACGTTGAGAATATAACGCTTCTTCGCAGTCCAAATACCACGCTCAGCAATATTCTCACGCTTCATGATCATTTTTTGTTCATATGCCTGAACGTAATCCGCAAGTTCCTGATAACTGGATTCGATGAATGGTTCCAACTTGTCTTGACAAATCTTATCAAGTAACGAAACAACTGCTGTTTTATCACCAGACTTGTTACTAAGAAATTTATCAACAAGAGGTCCCATATTAAGATAGATTGAGTCAGTGTCAGATGCGATGACATAATCTTCGCCCTCTGTTTGCAAAATCTTATTTAGATATCCATTCATTCGGTTCTCAATCCAACGGATTGAGACCTGACCTGAGAGGGTGATTGCTTCTGCGTTAGCAAGTTTATAGTAGCGAAAGTATTGATTGCCAATAGCACCATAAGCAGAGTTGAGTTGGATCTTACGCGCCATTTGGATGTTATTGCACCTGGCGATTTCTTTTTCCAGTGCTTTCGTTGGAGTTTTTTCATAGTCTTGTTTTGCAGCAAGCATTTTCTTTTTGTAGATGGTGCGATCCTTATAGATCTTTTCCATCAATTCTGGAAGGAATCCGCGAACGTCCTTCCGATACATAGCACCATTAGCACATACTGCATTATCCTTATACATCTCAAAGGTCAGTTCCTCATTAAGTATTTTATCAACGGTAACACTTGGGTGTCTGGTATCCCGTAACGTCTCCGGGGAAATATTGTATTGCATAATAAGATGAGGGTACAGACTATTAAGGTCAAAACTAACCACCCAATCATACTTTCCAGGAATCGGTTCTTTGACATATGCACCTGCATACTTAGAGTCTTTGTCAGAACGTTCCTTGGGCGGAATCACAATATCTCTTTTTTTGAGATAGTTATAAATGATCGCATCCCACATGCGAACCTGAAAGAAAACATCATTATAGTTTACCTTGGCATCATATGCCATGGTAATCGCAAGTTCAATCAGTTTCATCTTGTCTTCCATACGGTCAACAAGTTCCACGTCAATAATGTTATATTCTACAAACTTTTGCCACCCATTAGTATAGAAATCCTTGAAAGTGTCAAACTCAGAGTGATCGAGTTTCTTTTGCCCAAGTTCTACACTCGCAATATAATCCAGACGATAGGATTCCTGCGCTTTATAAGTGAACTTCTTATAAAGATTTAGGTAATCAAGCTGCGTGACTCCTCCAACATCATAAGAAATGTGTTTTCTTCCCATGATAATGGTCTCACGTTCTGTCACCAATCCCCACGGTGACATACGTTTCATCAATTTCTCACCAAGAATTCTATCAATACGACGAACCAAATAAGGAATATCGTAAAGCTCACTATTCCAACCAGTAATAACTTCAGGAGTATTCTCCTCAATTTGCCACCAGTTGATAAAATCATTCAAGAGTTCATACTCAGTTCTAAATCCTTTGTAGATAACATTTTTTTGAGTATTGTTGAAAGGACCACGACCCCAAGTGCGAATCTGCTTCGTAGCATAGTCCTGAACTGTAATCAACAGCACTTCTTCTGCAGCAGACTCCACATCAGGGAATCCATTCTCCGATGCAACCTCAATGTCAAGGGTGGCAATCTTAATCTTGCTAGTATCAAACTTAATCTCTTCTTCGGGATACATCTCAGAAATATACTGATAGATGTACCGGTCATTACCGTAGATTTTGAAGTTTTCTACGCCCTCATACTTCTTGATAAAATCCCTACAATCACGAACTGTTCCTGGTTCAACAGATTCTACGTATTCTCCCTCAAGTGTCTTGTACTTAGTTTGCTTGTTAGATGGAACAAAAAGAGTTGGATAAAACTTTTCTCTACTTGCGAAGTGCCTTCCATTCTCGTAACCCCTCACTAGGAAGTGGTCGCCTACCATCTGAACATTGGTGTAAAATCTCATTATGCAGTCTCTGATACCGAACGTGCGTTTCGTATTTCTCAGTATGTATTATAGCATCCTTTCCAGAAAATTCTTCATAAGCACTAATAAAAATCGGAAAATAGTGCCAACAGTTTGGAGGAATATAAGGAGGAGACATACACACAAAGATGTGGTCAAATTTATAATTATCAAACTTATAATTTTCTTTTTCTACATTCAAATAATTTGGAACAATCTTAGCATTAAGTTCATTACGCTTCTTGTTTGCACTATTCTTGTTTCCAATCCAGGTAAAAGATTTTATTTTATTATGCACCGCTAACCAAGCACCCCAGTTTCCCTCATGAACTCTATCATGATTTAAGATTTCGTATAACTCCCTTTTATACGCATCCTCACTTGATAAATCATCATTACCAATATAATCTCCACCAAATATATCATCATGATGGTCAATATTAATTAGATCAATATTATTATAATTTGAGATACTGAATAAAATAGAATCATGATCATATCCAAAAGAAACGTTATCACAAGTCTTTAAACATTTTAAAAACAAGTTATAACAAAATAATAAATTGGATTTATCAATATAAAAGTTACTTTCTTTTAAATCATATTCGCTGAAAAATCTATCCCACCTAATTGTTGGATTATTATGATGTAGGACACCACTATAATCCTCAATAGTAGGACTCATGATATAATCCAGATCAATGCTAAGAACTCTCACTACTTAAGTGCTTCAGAATACTTTGATATCACTTCGACAGTTGGTTCAACGATAGTCAAAATATTCTCGGATCTAAGCATAATATCATTATCACTAGTAATATCTAACCATTTAGAAATAGAACCATCAGAATTTAAAACACACACATCAGTAAGTTTACAATCAGGTTCTCCAAGCTCAGCATTTACTTGCTCAATTTTAGCGATCAAAGTAGTTTGATTTAAAAGAATTAGACACTTAATCATCAATTTCTCCCACCTTTTCTTTATAGATTTTTACAAGTTCATCAACAGGTTCTGCAATCGAAATTACAGAATTCATAGTAACATAAAATGTTTGTTCTTTTGCCAGAGGAATCCATGCAGAAAGAACCATTTCAACGGCATCAGATTTTTGTTCTTCAGTCAAAAGTTCATGTTTAAATTCTTTAAGACTTACATTTTGTGGTTTTGTCAACTTATATGCTTGACACTTATCTTCAATAATAACTTCTTTTACATCAGAAATTACTTGATTTCCATTGTTAAAAACAACTATCTTAATAGACATTTAGAATTTTACTCTCAATTAATTATAACATTAAAAAAGAGGGGTGTCTACTGGATTGTGCCAGTAACCCCTCTGGTTGCGACGACGATATTCAGTTTTATTTAGGTGTGAGTGCGTATGCTCCGTAGGAAGTTGCTGCGAGTGCTGCAATGATTGCTAAAATTGACATAGGTGGCGGATTAGGGAATGATGGGGGAAAGGACCAACCAACTAAAAAGAGAAAGGGTCGATCCAATAATTACTGTTGGTACTGTGAAGTTCATAATAAAGCCTCCGTAAGTACATAATTATATATCAATTATGTATCATAGTGATACAAAAGTCTGTATCAACCGCCACAAAACTTGAAGCAATTGTTAAGATATCAAAACCAATCTTTCCTTTTGTGTGCTTCCGGAACAATTTTACCCAAAACGATGCTTAGAAGCCCATCCTCAAAAGTAACTGATCTAACTTCCGTATCTTCAGAGAGTGTCCACGCTCGTGTAAACGACCGTTGAGCCAGACCTTTGTGCAAATACTGAGTTTCCGTCTCTTTGTCTTCTTTCTGGCCTTCGACAAAGAGTTTACCGTCTTGTGTGTAGACATAAACTTCTTTCTTTTTAAATCCTGCTAGTGCTAGTTCTAGTCTCGATTCTACGTTACTGACCGTGACTAGATTATATGGAGGATAGTTTGATGTCGTTTCGTGCAGATTAAACAGACGATCAAAGTATTCATCCATACCGATGCTATTCCTATTTATGCGGTCTAGCAGCTGATCCAAATTGGCAGCATTATACTTCATTAAGTTAGTCATTTGTAGCTCTCCTAAAAGCGAGATTGCGTTGTGTGGACCCCGAAGGCATCCATAAGTATATATTAACACAAGACATAAAAAA